GGTGGGAAATATATGTACCTTAATTAGTGTAGTAGCAAATAGACTCCACCAAAATTAGAATGAACGTTTTAAGAAAATATAAGAAATTTACAGAGGTTAGTGAGATGTTCTTAGCTGAGAAGAAAATACAAATTGCTCATAAATCGTATTTGGCTTATACCAGATCATCTTACGTTTTTGCTGAAATGCAATTCGTACACAATTTCCAAATCCGTTATTAGTAAACTGTCAGATATAGATAAGTCAAATGTTTAAAGAAAGGAGGAAGTATGGAACCGTGTACTAAAGCAAAGGAGATTGAACAAATCAGTAAACGATTGGACGCGATTGAAGAAGACATTGATGGAAATGGAAATCCTGGGATAAAAGGAGAGTTAATAATGATTAAGGATGAGCAGCGAGCAATGAATAAGATAATGTCTGCACTAAACACAAATGTATCTGCTCTATTAATTTTTCAGGCTGAGGTAAACACCGCTGAGAAACTCAAACAGCGTATCAAGATGAATACTGTGAATGTGGTAAATATCATTATAACTGCTATCATAGGGATTGCGGCTGTTGCTGTTGCACTAATAGTGAAATCATAATGCCAAAGTATTCAACATTATCAAAAGGCCGTTTGGCAACTTGTCATGAGGATTTGCAGACTTTATTCAATGAGGTCATCAAATATTATGACTGTACTATCGTTTGTGGGCATCGTGGGGAGATTGCGCAGAATGAGGCGTATGCCGCTGGAAACTCTGAAAAACCGTGGCCGCTTTCCAAGCACAATAAGTGGCCGAGTTTAGCAGTAGATGCAGCACCATTTGAAAAAACTGCTATTGATTGGGGGAAATTACAGTCTTCCAACTTTGCAGGGTTTGTGATGGGTGTTGCTGAAATGCTATTTGCTGAAGGTAAAATTACACATCATATCCGTTCTGGTGCAGATTGGGATATGGATGATGATGTTGATGATACAAAATTTTGGGATGCTTGTCATTTTGAGATTGTAGAATGAAATATGAAGAGCATATAGTGGTAGAAGGTTTGCGTAAGGGGGATTCTCAAGCATACAAAGCGATGGTTCGTCGTTTTCAAATGTCATTGTATGTATTAATCTTTAATTTTGTCAATAACAAAGATGATGCTGAAATGTTAATGACACATTCATTTGAGGATGCCTGCCTAAATATTAAGTATTATCAACCAACAAATAAGTTTAGTACTTGGTTGTTTTCTATAGCAAAGAATAACTGTATTGATTTTATAAGAACAAAGAACAGACGTATTACTGAAGTTCCCCTTACTGAAGATTGTAAGTTTATTTCTTATGGAGTAGAAACGCCAGAGGATTTATTTATTTACAATCAGCAGATGGAGATGGTAGAACGGGCAGTGTCAAAGTTAAAGTGTAAAACTCGGCTAATGGTTGAGGAGTATTACTTTAATGGATTGCAATTTCATGAAATTGCTGACAAGTACCAAGAACCTTCCTCAACAATTCGAGTGCGGGTTCTTCGAGCAAGAGAACGTTTAAAAGAGTTACTAACCAAATAAAGAGAGAAATGAAAAAGATTATTGGTTTTATCATGGTGCTGCTTCTTGCAAGCAGTTGTACGTGTATGCTAGCACAAATTCCGCCACAGTATATACAGGTTGGGACAAATTGTGAGGCAGTTCTTCCGGATTACACCACGCCTGAATTCATAAAGGTGGAGGATAATTGCCAAATAAAATCGGTTACGCAGGACCCTGTGGCTGGTACTATTCTTAACGCAACCAATCCACAGATTACCGTAACAATTACAGCAACTGACGCATTTGACAACTTTTCTCAGGTGTCTTTCGTGGTTAAGGCGGTTGATACCGTTCCACCGACTATCATTCCACAGGGCAGTCTTATTGCTGATAATTGGGAAGTGATTAACAATATGTATGATGTTGCTGATAAACTATTGGCGGAACAGGAGGCCTTCTTCGATTCCAATTTTGATTGGGAGGCAGCAGGGATTCCAGAAGACATGCGTCCAATAGATCAGTACAACAAAAAGGTACTGAGCACTTTAACATCCCCCGCTCATGCTACTACAGGATATGGTGGAAGGTTTACATTATTTTTGAGCGTAAATGATTCATACATAGCAAAATGAAAAAGTATTTAATCATACTATTCTTATTTCCAGTTTCATTATTAGCACAGGTTAATTTGTCATATATTGGACAGACCTTTATTGACACTACCTGCACAAATGTGAATGGTATATCTATTCCACGAACTGATCTTGCTACATTTGTATTTAAGAACAATTATGTGGAAGCCTGTAATACAGGTGGGTATATGCTTCAGGCAGGTGTAGAAAGTAATACTTATCCACAATATGTCAATACCTTACCAAATAGTGAGATTATAGGAAATAAGTTTGTATGGACGGGGGATCAGAATGCTAATACAATAACGCATGGTATTTTTACAGGATATGAAGCTAACGCTCGTATTATGTATAACTATCTTGATTATGTTCCAATGGGAATCATTCGTAAATCCAATGGCATGACAGATAGCACTGGCGTTGTTGCTTATAATATTATTCGAAATCCTCCGGCAGTTGGAGTCGTGGTTAAAGGAATGAATGGAGTCAGGATATATAATAACACATTCTATTCTGAAGATTCTACCTACACAAGTCCTGGTATTGGTACATGGAGAGGTTTAATTGATGTTTACAAAAACGATAATCCGGTTGCGGATGCAAAGTATGTAAAGATTAAAAACAACATCTTCTACACCAAACGAAGGATTGTCAATATAAATGTTATGGATACTGCTTGTTTACAAGGTTTTGAATGTGACTATAACATTTATTGGTGTGAAGAAGGAGAACCTCGTTTTCAGATAGGTGCAAATTATAAAACGTGGGCTGAGTGGAGAGCATTAGGGTACGATACTCATTCAATGATAATGAATCCTCACTTTAAGGACTTCATCAACTTCGTTCCAGAGTTTCGTTTGCAGTGGGGGACACCTACCGAATTTGATATGGGGATTGCAATGAGTGATTATTGGAAGGCAGGGTTTGATATGCAGTTGGTAAAACAGAGAGGTTATTGGCAACAGGGTGCAAGGATTTATGAGGGAGACATGATTATATTTTTTCATAAAGGGCATCTATTTTATGGGGATTCCATCCATGTTGAACTCAATACGGGGAAGATAGTTATTAATCAAGGAGAACTAAGAATTGAGCAATGACTTGTTTTGGTAAAATGTTTGGTAGCGTTGATGACCGGCCTTTTGATTCGGTCCCATTTCGTATTGTAACTTTTGGTAGAAATGTGTACAGTGGTGGCAATAGCTTGAAAGGGTGTGTAAATGATTCTTTGCTTTTACCACAACCACTGCTTTCGGCATTTACTGAAGTGGATGTTCGGCGTTATACGGATTATCAGGCTACGGTAAAGAATTACAAATTGGCTGCTTCAAAGGCAATCGCTTCATTACAGCCCAGAGCTACCGTTGTTGTGATAGCTGATAGTTGTTTTTCTGAGGGTATAACCAAAGGCAATCCGCATGATATGTTCAATGGGAAGCCGGTAAGAAATCGTTTCCTTCCAAATCCTGCCGTGCCTATTGGAAT